TTGGCAAGTATATAGCATTCAATATCGAACAAGTCGATGGAGATATCAGTAAGTTTAGTGGCTTTGATAAGGTTGATATCAATCAAGATACTAGATCCGATGAAGCTGATGCTCTCATTGCCAAGCTAGGTTCAGTAGTTATGCCTGGGAATAAGGCTTGTTATATACCTAGTAAGGATGAGATTAGAATGCCAGACTTTAAACAGTTTGAGTCAGCAGCTGATTACTATGGTACTAGGACTCATGAAGAGGCACATCGTACAGGTCATGGATCTAGATTGGATCGTGAACTTA